AGCGGAGGGACTAGTTGATAACCTATCAGAAACTAATTGGCTTTCTATGCTCGGGGGTGGTGTTGGTATTGGCTTTGGTATTCGTTCAGCAGACGATAAGTCTACTGGTGTCATGCCTCACCTCAAGATCTATGACTCCAGTTCTCTGGCATACAGGCAGGGTCGTACTCGCAGGGGGAGTTATGCTGCTTACTTGTCTATTGATCATCCAGACATTATCCCATTTTTAGAGATGCGTAAACCAACAGGGGATCAGAATCTGAGAACCCTAAACATGCATCATGGTGTAAACATTCCTGATGCGTTTATGCATATTATCGAGCAATCAATGCTCGATCCAAACTTTGATGATTCGTGGCAATTAGTAGATCCAGCTTCCAATGAAGTTCGTGAAACTGTATCAGCTAAAGAACTATGGCAGAAAATCCTAGAGTTACGTATGACTACTGGTGAGCCATATTTACATTTTATTGACGAATCAAATCGCAAACTACCTCAGTGGTTAAAGGATAAAGGACTAAAGGTTAATCAATCTAATCTGTGTTCAGAAATTATTCTACCAACTAACGAGAAGAGAACTGCAGTGTGCTGTCTTTCTTCATTAAATTTGGAGTACTATGATGAGTGGAAAGACGATCCTCTTTTCCTTGCTGATATTGCAGAAATGCTTGACAATGTTCTTCAGTATTTTATTGATCATGCACCTTCCGCAATCAAACGAGCGAAATATTCCGCCATGCGAGAGAGAAGCATCGGCATTGGTGCGTTGGGTTGGCATGCCTTCCTGCAAAGAAATAACCTACCATGGGAAAACCCAATGGCAGTTGGTCGAAACAAAAAGATATTCAAACATATCAGAGAGAAGTTAGATGAAGCGAATAAGAAACTTGGATTGGAGCGTGGTGAAGCTCCTGATGCAGTGGGCACTGGTAATCGCTTTAGTCATCTTATGGCTATTGCTCCCAATGCTTCTTCTTCCATTCTTATGGGCAATACTAGTCCTAGCATTGAACCTTATCGTGCCAATGCTTATCGCCAAGATACTCTATCGGGTTCTCACCTAAATAAAAATCGTTATCTTGATAAGGTGATAATGAAACACCTTTCACCAAATGGTGCTCCATTGACACCAAAGGGTGAAGATGAATACCAAGATATTTGGCGTAGTATTATTGCTAATGATGGTAGTGTTCAGCACCTTGATTGGATGGATGATTGGACTAAAGATGTGTTCAAAACTTCTATGGAGATTGACCAGCGTTGGGTTGTGCAACATGCAGCAGATCGTCAAGAATATATTGACCAAGCCCAATCACTAAACGTATTCTTCCGTCCAGATAGTCATATCAAATATATTCATGCAGTTCACTTCCAAGCATGGAAACAAGGATTGAAGACAATGTATTATTGTCGTTCAGATAAGATTGCTAAAGCAGATAAAGTTGCTAAGCGTATCGAGCGAGAAGTTATTAAGGAAATTGATTTAACAGCACTGGCATCAGCTGACGATGGTGCTTGCTTAGCCTGCGAGGGATAAATGGACTCATACGAATTATTCTGGAGAATCAAAACTCTTTGGATGGATAATACGGATAAACAAAGCGGAGCTGGACCAAAACATACACAACATATGGCGACTATGATAATGACTGACGATGGTTATCGTGAAGTGATTGGAGCAAAATGGAATGCAGAAATCAAAGCAATAGAACTAATTACAGATAGAGAATAAAATGGTAAAAACAAAAACAAGTAGAATGACGGATGAAAGAAATTATTTTAAGCCGTTCAATTATCCATGGGCATATGATGCTTGGCTAAAACACGAGCAAGCACATTGGCTACATACTGAAGTACCAATGGCAGAAGATGTTAAACAATGGAAGAAAAGTTTGACTCAAGAAGAAAAAACATTCTTGACTAATATTTTCCGTTTCTTCACACAAGGTGACATTGACGTAGCTGGTGGTTACGTTAAGAATTATCTCCCATATTTCCCACAACCAGAAATTCGCATGATGCTTTCTGGTTTTGCTGCACGTGAGGCATTACACATTGCAGCATATTCACATTTAATTGAAACTCTTGGAATGCCAGAATCAACATACAATGAGTTCCTCGAATATCAAGAGATGAGGGACAAGCATGACTATGTACTTGATATTTCTAGTCGCAATGGTACTATCGCTAGTACTGCTGAGCATATTGCTGTTTTCAGTGCCTTTACTGAAGGCATGCAGTTGTTTAGTTCTTTTATCATGCTTCTTAATTTTCCACGTCACGGCATGATGAAAGGAATGGGGCAGATTGTTACTTGGTCAATCGTTGACGAAACAATGCATGCTGAGAATATGATTAAATTATTTAAAGAGTTCATCAAAGAAAATCCAGAGATCTGGAACGATGAACTTAAATCTAAAATATATACTATCGCTGAAAAGATGGTTACATTAGAAGATAAGTTTATTGATCTATGCTATCAGAATGGCGACATGAGAGATCTCAACTCAAACGATGTTAAACAATACATTCGCTACATTGCGGATCGTCGTTTAATTTCCTTGGGTATGAAAGGTATCTTTAAAGTTAAGAAGAATCCATTACCATGGGTTGAGGAAATGATTAATGCACCAGTGCATGGTAACTTCTTTGAGAATCGTGTTACCGATTATGCTAAAGGTGCTTTGTCTGGTAGCTGGGATGATGTTTGGGGTAAAGCTGCGTAATGGCACATATTGTAGCGAACTTACCACCAGTAAAGTGTTATGTTCGTAGAGAGTTTCTTTATGACTTTGAAAAAGGTCATGGTGAACTAGAACCTTGCTGGTGGATAACTGCTAAGTCGTTGCGTGGTCAAGCGTTCAGAATTGAAGCATATCTAAATCATTATGGTGCTTTGTATGATAAGTTGCCATTACATGCATTTTGTTGGAAACCAATTGAAGGTGAGCCACTACCATTAGATTATTTACAATTATGGGATTGTCTTTCATATGACATTACTGTTATTAAGAAAGCACAACTACAATCAATGCGTTGTAAGTTTAAATTAAAAAATGGAGATTGGATGTATGGTGTATATCTTTTCACAATTGATAGTGCCCATCCTGATTTTAATGTTCTTGATACTGGCTTTTCTGAAGATGTCGAAGACCATAAGTCTTACAATTTTATTATGTGCGATAATGGTCAGTTTGCTGCTCAGCCAAATAATCGATTAATTATATTAGAACCAAGCAGCAATCCAAAACAACTAAAGATACCTGACTTTAAGGTAGCAACCAAACGATGGTCTGTTGAAACAGATCCTAAATGGTCGCTCGGTGATACTGATACAGTCATGTACGAAAGAAAAAATGATTGAACTAATATATCTGTTGATTATGACACACATAACAATTGTGTGCGTGACTTTATATTTACATAGAGGACAAACTCACAGAGGTATTGAGTTTAATTCAGGACTATCTCATTTTATGAGATTCTGGTTGTGGTTAACGACTGGTATGGTCACAAAAGAATGGGTAGCTACACATCGCAAACATCATCAGAATTCTGATAAAGAAGGAGATCCACATTCTCCACACTTATTCGGTATTTGGTTTGTTTTGTTTGCTGGTGTTGTTTGTTATATCGAATCATCAAAAGATAAAGAGATGGTTCAGAAGTATGGAGTTGGTACACCAGATGATTGGGTGGAGAAAAATATCTACTCAAAGTTCCCATACGCTGGTGTTTCGATATTGTTGATTATTGATTTCTTGTTGTTTGGTTGGTGGGGATTGTGGGTCTGGGGAGTTCAAATGATATGGATTCCATTCTGGGCAGCAGGTGTTATAAATGGTATGGGACACTATTATGGTTATAGAAACTATGATAGTAAGGATAAATCAACCAATATAGTTCCATGGGGAATTATAATCGGTGGAGAAGAGCTGCATAATAATCATCATGGAGATCCAGCAAATCCCAAATTGAGCAGAAAACCATTGGAATTTGATATTGGCTGGATGTGGTATAGAATTTTTAATACATTAGGATTAGCAAGGGTCAAAAATGTCGACTAAATATTTTGAATGTGAATCATGTGGAGCACGAGGAAAGATCGTCCTCAAAGGAGATGACCATTCAACAGAAGATGTGGTATATTGCCCAGTTTGTTCTGCTGACATCTACGAAGAAGAGGATCTAGACGATGAAGAATAATGTGGCATTATCAAAACAAAACAGTAGAATCATTACCTGAGGATTGTGTTGGATTTGTTTATTTAATTACGAACAAAACCGACAACAGAAAATACATAGGTAAAAAATTAGCCAAGTTCGCAAAGACAACTTACAAAACAGTTAAGTTGAAAAATGGAACGAAAAAGAAAAAGAAGATTCGTGGAAAGATCGAATCTGACTGGCTAACCTACTATGGTTCTAGCATTGAATTAAATAAAGATGTTGAGCGATTGGGCGAGGAGTCCTTCACACGAGAAATTCTGTATTTCTGTAAATCGAAAGCAGAGTGTTCATACATCGAAGCAAGGGAGCAGTTTTCAAGAAAAGTTTTGGAGACAAAAGATTATTATAACGGACAAATCTCAGTGAGAGTCCACAAATCACACATACTTAACAGACTATGAAATACCTATTATTCATAACAGCATTAGCATTATCAGCATGCGCAGCCTACTACTCAATCATGGGGTTAGTAGCAATCTTCGCTGCAGCTGTTATTCCTATTTTAATTATGGGTTCGTTGCTAGAAGCATCGAAACTTGTAGTAGCATCATGGCTCTATCGCACTTGGAAAGAAATTCCAGTGTTGATGAAGTCTTA